AATAAAAGAGGAATGCATCCTAACAGCCGAAACAATTTAAAGCAGAATGGGAAGAAACAAGGAAGACCACGAATAAAGATAGACTTCCAGCTAGTAGAAAGGCTTGCTCATATTCATTGTACCCAAGAGGAGATTGCCTTTATACTCGATGTTTCGGTTGATACCTTGCAGCGTAACGAGGAGTTTTGCGGTATATATAAAAAGGCTATTGAAAGTGGTAAAGCATCACTTCGTAGGATGCAGTGGGACAGTGCAGAGGGGATAGAGCCGAAACTGCTATTAGGTAGCCGAGGTAAACCAGTCCTCGATAGCAAGGGACAACCGGTATTGTATGGTGGGCGTTCCCCGAACATAACGATGCAGATATGGTTAGGGAAGCAGTATCTCAACCAGAAGGACGCACACCAACTTGAAACCCCGCCAGGTAGACCCTTTGAGGTTACGGTTATCGAGAAGGTAAAAGACTATGGTAATAGGAACTGAAATTGCTCCCTTCCGTGAACTAAAGGATGGTAAGCTAGTTCTCAATTATCATCCGGGCCAAGTGAGAGTTGATGACAGCAAGGCTCGGTTTGTGGTTATGTTAGCAGGCACGCAGGGTGGCAAGACCTGTTTGGGTGTCCACTGGCTATATGATGAGATTAAGGACAAAGGCGCCGGTGATTATCTGGCAGTAACTGCCACCTTCCCTCTGCTGAAGCTCAAGATGCTGCCTGAGTTCCTATATGTCTTTGATACTGTGCTGGGGTTGGGGACATTCAAGGAATCAGATAAGGTCTTCCTCTTTCACGATAGGCAGACTAGGGTAATCTTCGGCTCAGCGACTAATCCTGAATCAATAGAAAGTGCTACTGCTAAGGCCGCTTGGCTTGATGAGGCTGGGCAAAAGCAGTTTAAGCGCGAAGCGTGGGAAGCTATACAGAGGCGACTATCTATCCATCAAGGAAGAGCTCTATTTACCACTACCCTATATGGCTTGGGGTGGCTAAAGACTGAGATATATGATAAGTGGAAGGCTGGGGACAAGGATATAGAGGTTATCCAGTTTGAGTCTACTGTGAATCCTGCTTTCCCCAAAGAGGAGTTTGAGCGAGCCCGTGCAATAATGCCCCGGTGGAAGTTTAACCTCTTTTATCGAGCGCAATATGATAAGCCAGCTGGACTAATCTATGATGCCTTTAATACGGACACCTGTAAGATACCGCGCTTTCCACTTGATGATGAAGCGCATAAGCACTGGCCTCGGTATGTAGGGCATGACTTTGGTGGTGCTAATCCTGCCGCTATGTTCTATGCCCAAGACCCAGCTACAGGGTATTTCTACGCATATCAAGAGTATCTACCGGGAGCAGGGCGTTCTACCTACCAGCATGTGGAAGAGTTCAAGAACATCACGAAAGGCATGAATGTCATTAAGAGAGCTGGGGGTTCTCATCAGGAAGATGAGATACGGCAAGGCTATACGGCACACGGCTGGCCGATACAGGAGCCGAAGGTAAGAGGTGTTGAGGCACAGATTGACAGGGTGTATGCCTTGCACAAGCTCAATAAGCTCTTTGTATTCAACGACCTTTATGCCTATCTGGATGAAAAGTTGAGCTATAGCAGGAAGTTGGATGAGAACTATAACCCGACTGAGGAGATAGAGGATAAGGAGCGGTATCACCTCATGGATTCTGAGAGGGGTATACTAAGCGACTTCACGCCAGAGACGGTGGTTATTAGCAAGAGGCCGGTGACCGTAACTGACGAAAGGTAATCAGGAGAGAGATTATGGCTGATATAGACTACAAGAAGGCAATTGAGGATAAGAAGAGTGAGATGGGTGGGCTGCACGCCCGCATGGATGACGATAGGAAATTGGTGGAACTGGCTAAGTATGTCTTGCAGGATGTGAACGATAAGGACCTTCCTGATACTCTTAGTATTACCTTAAACGACCCGGCTGTGTTCGCTACCAATGTAGAGGCAGCCTTGACTAATGCCACGGAACAAGTAGTTGTAGAATCAGACGATAAGAACTTGGACACTGCATATATAGAGGAATTGGTGAGGGCATCATTTGCCTCTGCTAACTCTCTGCTGGTAAAGAGGGGCAAGTTCCCACTAAATCCGGTCTTTGACCAACAGATGTGTCGGCGGGGCAGGGGTGCTGCCCTGTGTGCCTTTAGGATAGATAAAAAAACCGGGGAACTTATTACTGATATACGTCCTTGGGATAGCCGATATATCTACTATAAGATGGGCTTAGATGGCTTAGAGTGGAAAGCGTATGAGACCAATCGAACCAAAGGGCAGGTTAGATTAGAATACCCAAAGGCAGACATTCCAGGTGAAGATAGTGACGAGTGCCTCGTATGGGATATTTACGACAAAAAGAAAAACGAAATCTGGGTAGACGAGGTAGAAGCATTTGACCAGCCTCATCCCTATGGCTATGTTCCTGCTGCTCTTCAGTTAGTGCCGATGGGTTCTATGCTGGCGGATAAGGACAGCTTCGCACATCATGGTGAGTCCATTTTCTTCCTGATTCGTGACCTCGTGCCGGAGTTAAACAGGTTGGTCAGCATTATCCAGAGCTTAAACATGAAAGCCCTTGATAATGCTCTACTGTGGAAGAGCATTCTTGGAATAGAGGCTACTAAAGAACAAATACCTAGACATAAAGACCTTACAAAACCTAGTTCAGTAACGGCAGCCGATATTGGCGGCGGTGCTGAACCTGTTAGTTATGGCGAGCTTAAACGCTCTGCCTATCTGCTCCACTCAATGATAGAAACCAGAATACAGAGGGGAAGTTTGTCTAATTTAGACTTGGGGATAATGGGAAACCAACCCTGGTCGGCCGTGGCTCTAATTGAGATTGGGGAGGGTAGAGACCAGGTGTTTTTGCCGAGGCTTGGCGCACGTGGGCTTCTCAAGCAGCAAATTGCCGAAATGATAATAGACCAGATTATACAAACCGGTGCAACCAGCGTAGAGATTGGGACGAGGGGGCATAAGAGGAAATTCGATGTTCGCAAGCTACAGGGTGAGTATGAGGTAGCCTTCAAGTATTTCATAAAGTCTCCGAAGGTAGATGTAGCTCGCTTCTCAATGGCAGCGGCCGCTGGAAACTTAATACCTAATAAATCCAAGCGCCGTGATATTTTACAGAGGGAAGACCCGGAAGAGGATGAGAGGCAGCTAAGGTGGGAGGAGGCTGAGCTGTTAGTACCAGCCATCAAAATGCGGAGGGATATTCAGGCACTATTAGAAATGGCTAAGAGGGGTGATAAGGATGCTGAAGCTGAGGCAAAGCTAATGGCTGATGCCTTGGGTATGACTATTGAGCAAATGTTATCTGGGACTCCTAGTCAGCTACCGAAGCCAGGGGAAGCACAGAAACCTCAACCCTTGGTGCCGATGTTTGGTAAGGGTGGCGGTTCAGCCAAGAGAGCTGCTGAGTTGCAGTCTACTCCAAGAGCAGAGGAGGGTGAGGAATAATGCCTAAGTTCACGATTGAAGATGTTGACAGAGACATTGAAGAGAGAAGAGCAAGGGCTCGTCAGCCCAAGACACAAGAGGCTAATAGGCCAAATGTGCTTCAGAACTTATTGGATAAAGCTAGGCTGAAGATTAAGGGAAGACCAGAAGAGGGTCCGGAATAAATGTGGCGTAAAATTAAGTTAATGTGGTCAAGGATTCTAGTATTCTTCGGCTTTAGAGTGTGGGCCAAGGTGCAATATAACCGGCCGAAGTTCGCCCTTTGCGTATTCCACGGTCTTCAAATGAAGCGGGGGCGTAAGACAGAACTTGGTGCATTTTACTACTGCCCGAAGTGCCACAGGTCATATCATATAGAGTGCAAAGGAAACAAGTTAATTCCAGTTGAAGAGGGCGTATGAATGGAGTTCTGAGTCTAACTGAGAAATATGGGAGCTTGATAGAGCAGGCCGTGTTTCCCGCACAGAGGTTGACTGAGCTAACCAGGCGAACCTTTAAGCCTCCGGCGTATCCCCAAATACCGCAGTTCTTTACGGCTGAAGAGGCAAAAGAGTACGGCGTGGAGCTAGAGCGTGGCTGGATGCTCAAGGTAACGCCTGGTGGAGATGGAGCAGCCCCTTCTCTCAGCTACATTACCTCTACCGGCTGGGAGATTACTAAGGACAGGGACTTAATATCACCCGAAGGGATACGCTATACTCAAGAGGAATATGCATCTCAATTAGCTGAGGCTGAGACTGCAAGGGCTGAGGTTGAGCGTGAATGGGCTTTGCAGGAACAACTGACGCAGGACCCTGGGTACTGGAAGCGTATCAGGGAGTGGGAAGAGATAGAGACTGTCTTCGGTAAGGTGTTTCCACAAGAGGATATTGAGGAGCTACTGGCTGAGATGGCGATTTCTCCTGAGATGCCACAGCAAGAGCGGATGAGGGCAGAGCAAGCACAAGAAGCCTTCCTGCAATCACTCTTTGAGATAGGAAGGACTGAGGATACTGAAGAATTACTACGCCGGATGTTCACTGGTATAACCGAGGAAGATATTGCGGAGTTGTTTGCTCCTATGGCTGAGATGGGGCTGGTAGAGCGGGCTGGTGTAGCCTTAGAACAGGCC